GATTATCTACACCAGCAACCAATACCATTCCGAGAATAGCTTGGTTGATAGTAGCATCATCCAACAAGTTAGGATTTGAGTTGGCATCAGTTTCTTCGCCCACAGGAATCGCTTGTGCAGGCGTAAATGGATACGCTGCGGCGTTAGGGAAGAAGAAGGCTGAGAATCCACTCGTATCAAGATCAGTGGTAAAGGTACCTGCAGTAACTGCCGTAATATTTACCAATAGACCATCCGCTTGGGTCATGCCAAATGGAGCAGGAACACTCAGACGTACTGACTGTCCTACGATATAGTTATGGTTAACGCTCGTTGTTACTACTGCATTAACTGCTTGCGTAATATTAACGATCGCTTGGTTACGAGGATAGAAGATCGGAGGATATGCAATAATGCGATAAAATCCGGCTCCGCCCACTGCACCAGGTACGTTAGCTAATGCGTTTGCAATACGGAAGCTTGTATTTGCGATAACGGTATCAACGGTAAATTGATAGCCGCTCAAGTTAGGCTGTCCGGCTACACCATAGATTTGAACTGTAGAGCCTGCTACCAAGCCAGCAGTATTTGCTGTGCTAAATACAGGACGTACGGCGTTCGTCGATGCGGTTGTAGCAATCGGAGCCAAAGGAACTTGCAAGCTAGTATCTACCGGAATAAAACCACCTGGATTGGCAATGATATTTACTGCAGTAGAGGCAGCGTTTGATTGATATTCGATACCACCCATGCCCAGTTGCCACTCAAATTTATACCCAGCAGTCGCATTACCTGCGGTAATTTGGGTTAAATTGAATACTTGCATGAAGTTGGTGCCGCCACGGAGATTGAGGGTAAAGTTTTGACCATTTGAGGTAAAGCTACCCGTCTGAATTTGTGTTAAATTCGCCATGATATCTCCTTACGCAAGCGTAGCTTTAAGATTGATGATCCATTGATCGTTTAAGATCCGTGGAACTTCAGCAAATTTATAACCAACGCTGACATTGAGAGCCAAAGGCGAATCATATATTGGTGGACGATAGATAAACTGTGCAGAATATCCATCTTGCTCAATACATGCATAAGATTCGAGACCAATGCAAAAGATGTTATACACGTTCGCGCCAAGTGCAGATGCGTTGGGCGAAACGGATCCAATCGATGATACAAGGAAACGAAGGTTACCAACGGCACCCCATTCTGAACGGAGCGCGTTCATTGGAGATGGATATTGGTTCTTTTGGATGAATCCACCAACGTTATCAAGATTACCGGTCAACTGAGTCGAACATAATGCAAAGTATGCATCACGTACGGGAGCTGTACCGAATTTGTCTTCACCTTCGATGTTGTCTAAGAGTGTATACGCATCATTATCAAGTAATGTTCGTACCACTTCATCGACATCAGCGCGGGTAATTTCTGTTGGGTTGTCACCATTTACACCACCGGTACAGTTGATAGATGCAGCGGTACCAGCAAGCATATCGCGGGTAAGCTGATCTTCTGTTTGTCGGAGGGAAACACCAAGACGAGCAGCACATTCATTAAGCACTGGATCTTGGTTTTGTAATGTAACTTGCTCATTAAGCAATACATAGGTTCCGTAAAAGCTTATCGTCGCATCGATGTCGATAGCCGTTAAGTTTTGGGCAGGAGGTGTAATACCTGAATTGCCAAGTGGAACCATAGCAGTTGCTAATGGATTATAGCGTCGCATACGAAGAATACGGCCACCATTACGGGGCATCGTATAAGGCGTTGCGGCTATTTTGTGGATCATGTTCGGAACCTTCACCGCCAGTAGCTTTTGACTAAAGCTCTGTTGTACCGGTGCAGGTAGCGTACTAGTCGTCGTAATAGACATAGCGCTCCTCAACAAAATAAACCTCATGATCCGAAGATCATTCAATACTTTTCTATTGAGCCGAGCGACGCACTCTGTTACGCGGTTGGGTGGCGAGTCCCCGTGCAGCCATGGATGGCGAATCCTAGTACGCCCAGATTGGCGAGATCCGTATACAGCCGCGGATAGTATAGATCAAATGACATAAAAAGAGCAATGATTGTTAAGATCCTCCGCATTTTACTGCACCCAACAATCACTGCTCTTTAAGAAAATTCCCGAGTTCCGTAACACAAACGGGTCAGATATGAGACCAACCCGTTTGTATAGAAATCAGCGAACACCAATAACCAATAAGCAAATCAAAGAATTGCGCTACAGGAAAGAGACATTCCCGATGATTATAGCATAAAGAAAATGGCTTACACAAGGCAGTTTCATGAGCGTGGCGATCTCATCGATGAGTACATTTCTTTGAGTAGCTGGTCCTGGTATTCCTTAGATGCTTTTCCATCCACGACAAATCCATTCGCCTGAGAGAGCGGAGAATCTCCACGCTGCGGCGAAGCAGACTGAACGGATCGAGGTTTGGCAGCATTACGCTGTATCAACTCTCGGTTCTGTTGCGATTCCTGCATGGAGCGTGCAATCCCTAGCTCTTTAATAATAGAGTAAGCAGACGCTGCAGCGCTATAAGCGTCAGAAGAAGCGGCAGTGGCCAGTGTTTGTGCAATTGCGGGATGAGATCGTTTGAGTTCCGCAAGGTTATCCTCCGACACAACACTATAGAAATCAGGATACTGAGCTTTCAGTTGATTTTCCATCAATGTTTGGCTCGTTTGCTGCTTAAATCCTTTTATTTCTCTCTTGAGCTCACGGATCTCTTTGCGCATGCTATGATAATGCTTGCCTTCTAACAATGCATCAGGAGCAACGCCAGACTCATCTTCTTCTTGAGCAGCAGCTTGTTGCATACGAGCCTGTTCGAACTCTTGCATCTTGCGCATCATCTCATCACGCTCACGCTCAGCACGCTCAGCACGCTCAGCCTTTAATCGTAGCTCTTTCCAATTATCCTGTTGCTGCTGTGCCTGATATTGGGCTGTAGGATTAGTCCCTGTAGATCCGGAACTGGATTCCGCATTTTCAGGAACATCTTCAGTATCGACTGTAGGGAGGTCTTGTAACGTTTTCATATTATCAATCATAGATTCTCCTTATGAGGCAAGAAGAGGAGAGGCATCCTCTTCTTTGTTTAATTTCTTACAGAGTGCGAATAGAGTCCCATCTCTAAATTTAAGAATGTTCTCTAACAGAGCATGCTCCTCAGGCACTACTTTTTCAATATTATTGGCATATAATAGTGAAGTTTCTCTATCAGGAACAGTCCAGAGATACTCTATTTCTTGAGAATCACGCTTAAACAGGAACACAGTTTGATCATAATCAGGGGTAGGACAGGAAGAACGAGCGAAAAAATAACATCGAAAGACATTGTGGAGCAACCTTTCATTTTTAGTGATAACAACAACATAAAAATCCCCGGGGAATTGACCCATATTGTCCTCTACGCACTTACCCAGATTACGCAGGTAATCTTTTTCAGTAGCGCGTTGGATCTCTATAGGATCTCGACTCTCGGGTTCTTTCTGCTGCAAATCAACTGCAACGGCTCCTACTGTCTTTTTGCGCTTTTTCATAAAACTCCCTAATGCATAATATGGAATAATAACACAGGAACAGATAAATGGTGCACTTTATGCATGCACGTAAAAAAACCGGCCCTGTTTGAGCCGGCTCTCCGGGCATTCCGCAAGGATGTAGAAGCATTACCGCTTCTTCCTTCGCTTGCCAGCATCTACTTTGCGCTGTTCGCTGAGCGCTATTGCAATCGCTTGCCTCGGATTAGTGACCGTAGTGTTGGAACCGCCGCTGCGCAGCTTTCCTTCTTTGAATTCTTCCATGACAATCTGCACCTTCGCACGACCCTTGGGCGTTTTTGATGTGCGTTTCTTTGGTTTCGATTTTTTCTGCATGGCGACTGCTTTTTTCTTTTTAGCCATAGGACCCTCCAAGGCAATTAGTGAGATAAGATACGCCGTGGAGTATACTAAGAACCATGATTCTCTATAAATAATTTTATACGTAGGGAGGAAGATTCCATGAAGCAACCTTTACCAGTCAAAGAGGGCAAAGAGGTTCCGCCGCAGTCTGACAGCGAAATCTATGGATGGCTGTATGATGCGCTCATCAATATCATCAGTGAGGCTCCCAGGACTGCTCCCAATGATCATGATATCATGCGCAATGCCTATCCCATGAATCCCAATAAAGCAGGAATCCATGCACATCGTCTCTATGTACGCTATGGGCTGCTCGCTAATAATAGACGACTCTACATGTACGAACGAAAGCTGGAACAGCATAACATTATACGCAATTACAAATCACCGCTTCATATGATGTGGGATTTAGAGCGCGCATTCAGCGCCGCATGGTTTGCACTTGCTCATCATTATGCGCACTGTCAGAGACGTAATGTACCCCGCTGGAACTTCGCGAAAGATTCGTATGTGTACGATGTGGGAGCTTCAAAAGAGTATGTACGAGAGAAGAGTAAGCTGGCAGATGAACTGAAAGCCCGCACAACCGATCTGCAGATATGTGTAGAACGCGTTCAGAACTATATCGCCTACCATGACCAATTTCAGGAAGAGTGAGCTCTTTTTATGAGCGTCACGATGAGCTGATGGAATACTTCCTTGAGTCTCCCGATGATTGATATCACCGTATTGCCATGGAGTTCTCGCATGGTAATATGAAGCGCTGCTTGTGGCTGTTGAATATCGATCACAAGATCACAGGTATCATTGGGGTTCACGTAAATGTCAGCGAACTGTTCCGAATCGTAATCAATTTTGCCTATTTCTTCAGGAATGGTCACATCAAAATAGGGCTCATAGGGAGCGCTCGCACGGGAACTATACATCAATAGAATGGGAAGTAGTATTCGATATTTGATCATTGGGTCTCCTCGCTGATTTAGAGAGAAACCCGGCTTTGAGACCGGGTTTCCAACGGTACAGACTAGACAACGCTAGCTGCATGAAAGTGCTTCTCTCGCTCTTAGTTTACTTCTTTTTACGAAGTTTGCTGAGAGTTATTGCAAGACGTGCGCGCTTACCTTCTTTCCCTTTAGCTTTCGCTGCTTTTTTCAGCTTAGCTGCTGGTATCTTCTTATCCATAGGGACATGAAGCTCTTGGTGAAGGGCACCGGGATGCTTGATAGCACCAGCAATAAAGTTAACCGTAGCTTTCTTTTTTACGGTCTTCTTTTTGGCGGCTTTCTTTTTAACCATCTTTTTAGCCATGACAGATCCTATCGTACACGTGCAGTCTCTTCAAAAGTAAGGCGCTTATTAACTGAGCGCTCCTTCTTGTTCCGCTTGAATGCAATATTAGGAGGAACTCCCAATATCTTGTAGGCAATTTTAGTGCCCTTTGCAGAAAAGCGTGGCATTGCAGGCATATTATACCTTTTTAGGATAGAAATGCTCGAGTGATTTTTTCATGTCATAACCTTTTTGACGATCAATTCCAATGATAGTGTCATTGATCTCTTCTGGAAGATAACGTGTTGGATCACCGTAAGGTCGATAGACAACATTTTGCGGAAGATTAGCAACTGCATTACGATCTTCGTGGATCATACCAGCATCTGCCATTTCTCGGTATTTGCGGCTATCAGCACCTGCATATAGATCATCTGCTCGTTTTAGTGAGCGATCATATTTGTACGGTCCGCTGCGTTCTCCATCTCGATCACGACGGTTTTCGTCGTTGAAACGATCTGGATGATGCTCAAGACGTTCTCCCGTCATGCGCGCTGCCATGCGTCGTTCTTCACGATGCTCCATGCCGTATCGTTCGTCCATACGGTCACGTTTTGATTGGTGATATCGTTTGGCCATTGTAGCCTCCTGTCGTAACTGCGGCACTGTTACCGCAAGGTTGAACCCTCTAACTTCAGGCTAGAGATAGTTATTCGTCTTTATCGTCGATCTTTTTGTCGCCCATACTTGTTTTATCCATCGATGAATCTTCTTCATCAGATGAATCTTCGTCCAATCCCGGATGACGCGCACAACATGTTCTTCCATTTCCCTGTGGCATTAACGTAAATGCATCAGTCCGCGGAATATGACTGTGCTTACGGGGACTGTCTGGAGATGGAGAGCGTACTGGAGTAGCAGGATCTGCTCCACGAAGAAGCATTGATGCCCACACGGTTATCTTGAGTGTTGCTGCCTTTGCAGCTGCTGCCAAGTGGCTCATGGTTGCACCTCCTGGATAGGTGGTTGAGGCTGTTCACGCTGCTTAAGAGCATTCGCAATAGTAAGAGCTTTTTCGATCTGCTGAATATCGATTCCTTCAATTTCCTTCGCTGCTTTCACAAGGTCGAGAATGGCAAGCGCACGGTCCTTATCAGCCTGCGCACGACGTTCTCCGGCAAGCGCCTGATTCTCCTGTACACGACTCGCACGCTCAAGTCCTAAGCCTCGATCGGCAACGGCACGAGCACGAGCAAGATCAGTGCGAGCCTGTTGCTCTTCCATAACTGATTGCATCTGCGCTTGTTGAGCTTGTTGATTTGCCTGTTGGTTACGCACCACTGCTTCGATAAGTTCTTTCTTATTAGTTACAGTAGCGGACTCAAGTAATATATCATCAGGGATCGGCACACCCGCTTCACGCAACTGGAGCAGTTGAGCAAATTGCATTTGGCGCTGAGTAGAAGTATTAAGTCCTTCTTCAACGACCGCATCATATTTGCCAAAAGCCTTGCTATAGAATTGCTGAGCAGGCTCTTTCCCTTCGAGGATCTTCTTCACTTTTCCGGGAGTAAAGTTTGCCTGAATGAGATCGATCATTAATTTGCCCAAGAGCTTTTGGCTTCTATCAAGTTGATCAAAAAGAACCTGTAATGTAGTAAGCCCAGCTCCTTGGCGCAACATGGATAGGATGCCAGCTTTATCATCTATCGCCGATCCTAATAATTCTTCATTTACCCCTGATATTTCCTGAATTTCTCGTCCTAAAAGCTCAGATAGCTGAATCATCGATGGCGGAACTTGTGGAGCAACAATTGCTTCCACATCAGTCATATTCGCTTCTTCTTTGAGTGCTATTCCCTTACCTTGGCCGCTGAGGAAAATATCCTTCGGATCAACCAGCGCATTTTCCTTATACTTAAAGCCAGACGTAATTTGGCTCTCCAAGATATCAAGCTCAATAATACGCCGACGGTTATACAGAAATTGCGCATCGCGCAGACCACGTACAACACCCTGAACTCGCCAGGGGAAATAGGGAAGTTGCGGGGAATAATACGCAAAGACTGGAACGAATGGGTATGAATCAATACCCAATGGATTAGGTCCGTCATACATCACCTTACCTTGTACTACAATCGCAAGGCGAACTGTAGGAATGTCTTGTTCTATCGTAGTGACTGTAGGAAAGGCTTTTAGATATTCTTTAAGGCGTTCTTCATCAGCACTACGCCACTCCATCGTCTCGCCAGTTTCGGTGTCTACGAGCATTTTCTGGGTGCGATAATCTCGATAATAATACTCATCATAGGTGAGTAGATTCTTCATTCCGTAGTTATAAGATTCCGGCATGAACTGGAACTTACCATCACGTCCCGTGCCCCAATCATTGCCAATAAGGCCCATTACCTCTTCTTCTTTGTCAGGGAGAAGTGATACGCATTCGCGCTTGGTCAGGAATGATCTACGCCATATTGCGCGACAGTCTGATAAGTCAGGCTTGCGAAAGTAGGGATCAATAAGAAAACTATTATAGCTGCAGTTATCAACTTTTATATTGCCCGATACTGGATCGGAACGGTAATCAACCCAGAGCTGGAGCAAGTTCATGCCTGCTACCAGTGCTCCGTGAAAGCTCTCAGAAATCGTTTCGAGAACACCTTCTTGGTTGTTGATCCACATCATTATTTTTGTGAATTGATCCGCCGTCTCAGCATCTGCATTCTCTACGGGAGTAACGATAGTAGATTTTCTATTACGTCGCTGATGTCCGTCGATAAGATTGATGACGCGGCGTATCCGGTTGAAGGTGAGTTGTCGACGCCTGGTTGCCGGCAAATTGCCGTAGACATCTGTCCAGAGCGTTTGATCTCCTGAATAGAATCGTTCATCAGTATCTGCTTCTCCCCAAAATGATTGCTGAATTGTAATGCTTTCAGCATAGAATGCTTCCATGCGGCTTAAAATATCTTTATGCCGTTCATTATAATATTGAGGTCCCAGTTGGGGAAATAACATGCTCTCACTCCCTACGAAGTATATTTACTGGGGCAGAGAATAAATCAGAAAACAACTTGGGATCAATCTATTTCTATTTTTTTGTTAGAATATCTCCAACTGCAGTGGCTTTTTCTCTGAGGGGTGAGAAAGTTTGCTTGGTTCTGAAGAGGCTGGGCCTGGTATATGCTCAGCCTCTTTTTCATGTACATAATCTGCAAATTGGTTAATCTGAAGTTACACAGGTCTTGTGTCTGCGATAACTTGCAGCTTTATGGGGTCGGAGATTAACGCTCTCCAGCCCCATCTCTTTTGCTAAAACAACCGAGAACAGATAGTTAATGCGCCCGCATACGAAGCAAGCTCCAACATTCCCTTCACATACTCACTCGCGCCCGGAGTTCTCCTCAAGGCCAGAAATCCTATAGCAATCTGGGGAAGATAGGCAAACTTGCGGGTAAGCAAGAGACTTTCTTGGCGATTATCCCTACAGACCCATACATTACGCCCTTGGCTATAGGCATGCATCGCAAGGAGCGATACAGTTCCCGCGATATCGATAGAGTTAGCTCGCTGGGTGTAGATGAATGCATAGGCACCAAGTGCAGAGATGAGACTGGTATGATAGAGCTTATGAAGATAGAGACCTAAAGAGCCATCCTCATAGCCGTCTCCCCGGAAGTCATACTTCTCCTCGATCATCCGTGAAGATAATCCAAGAAAGAAGCCACCCGCGACAGGAGCCGCGAGTGCTGCAGCTGCCAGAACTGCTGGTGTAACAGTTGAGCAGAGATTATGGAAGTTAAGAGTAAGGTGAAAAGCTAATATAATTAGCCTGTTAAGATGGTTCATACGATAGCCCTCCTGAGAAAAGGGTTGATAAACGCAAAAACAACCTAACAGAGTTTACAGATTGAAATCTAGCTAAATTTTTCTATCGTATTCCAATGCACAGAGTCTTTGTTCGATCCGATCGAGACGTACGCGCTCTTCCTCTTTTGCTAGACAATATCGCTTGATGAAACGGAAAAGGTAGATCGTTATGATGCCGAGGGCAACTCCGCCGGCAAAGCAAATAAGGGAAGTCATTTCACTGCCTTTGGAACATTCAACGTAAATATTTTATAAAACAACATAGCCAACGCTACAAGAATAATACCGAGCTCAAAGAGACCATCACCACACTCCATATAATCTCCTAGTAGGGAGCAACATCGTCTCTAAATATATGGGGCAAGACAGATTTCTGTCCATAGACTGCTTCACGATGTCGTTGGGTGAGTTCTTCAGGGGTAAGAGTATCCCGTGTTTTGGGGAGTGAGATACACAAATATCTCATGCAATCTGCGAAGTGAGAGCTCCAATCATGGAGTGGATAATCCTTGTAGACCTTCCTTCGAGCATCATACTCTTGGCGATAGTTTTCAAGTGCTTTAATAAGTGGTGCGCATACCGTTGCATCAATCCATATCTTCGAGAATGTACTGCGTACCGTCTCAATGCCATCTTCTATAGAGAGATCAGGAGCTGTAACAAATGTGATACCCAGTTGCTTGGCCTTTTCTATGCGGGTCATACCAGAACCGAACTCACGCACCTTGATATCATGAGGAGCAATGTGACGACCGTAGATATAATCCTTTTGGTTGATAATCTTCACGTAATGCTCGAGTCCCTCTTTGCTCTTTTCATAGCAATCAATAATGCGTACTGACTGTCCGATAACCTGAAAGAAGATGATACAGGTAGAATCACGCACTCCGAGATCCCATGCAGTGTGTACTTTGAATCCTGCTTCATAGGGCACATCGCCAATCTGGTTCTTCACGCGCATGCGATCGATATATTTTGCGTAGTAAGATCCTTCAACGCCCATGGTGAATGAGGTGTAATATTCTTGCTGAATGAGATCTTCAGACATAATCCCTTCAGCCCGCTCTTTTTCGATCTCAAAAAGCGGAATGTGATTCGTATCTTCAACTGTTAATTTGATACAGAACCATTCAGGGGAATTCTGGGCTATTTGATACAACTCCCAGAGATGATTCTTGCCACGAGGCGTACTGAGAAATAGAGCCCATCCATCGTTAGCTGTAAGGATAGGACGTATATACTGGTACGCCCGAGGATCTTGTAAACTATATTCGGAGAAGACAACGCCACGTGGGTTAGTACCCATAAGTGAATCGTAATTATCTGATCCCACAATCTGGATGATTGAGCCATTAGTGAGCGTAATTTTCATCTCTTGAGAGTTCAATGACTTCACCAGAGCAGATGGAATATAGTCCAGGAATCGTTCGCCCTCATTCGTGATGGAATCCCAAATAACTTTCTTGCCCTGCGCATATGTAGGGAAGATGTAATAATAGACGCCAATCCGCTTCAGTGCAGCCCGAAGAACAAGATTGAATCCACATACATCTTTCCCTGCCCGTCGAGGAAGAATTGCCAGAACCCGACGGTATTCTTTATTCTCCAAGGCATCAAATATAGGGAGCTGATACTCACGGGGTTTGAATTTGTTCAGATGAATAGTAGTTTCGATTAGTCCCATGGTTCACTAATCTTTTTTTGATGAGTCGTCAGTTTTCTTCTTTTCTTTGCTATATTCAGCCCCTTTAACTGGATTAAGATAGATCGGATAATGCTTATCCTGCCACTTTGCAGCAGTTATAGCTGCAAGACCAGGAGTCATTCCGCCTTTTACTAAATCTGCATACACTTTATTGATCGTATCTAATTGGTCGAGTACTTCATCGCTGAGCACAATCTTTTGCGCGGGGGTTTTTGGAGCTTCTGAAGCTGAAAGAGATAAATTAAAGAACAACAATATAAATGAAATCATGCATTCCCTCCGATAATTAATCGTATGTTGTTACTTTATGTTCACTATCAAAGTAGTGCGATATAACTCTATCATTCCTTTTCTTTTCTCGCTCAATAAGAAATTCCAAAGTTCTCTCGCACCAGTCAATCTTTTTGTCGAGATTATCTATCTTTTTACACAACGATTCATAATCAAGCATCTGATAACCTTTGTTATGTTGTCTTTGCTACACTTCCAGCACAACTATTTTCATTGAGCCATTTAATGAGTTCCACTGTAGGATACAATACTTTCCTTCCCATTTTCAGAAAGGGAGGAGTGTGACCTCGAACTCGCGCAAGATATGCAGCATCAGTAGAAGGGAATAATCCTAGTTCCACAAGATGGTACGCGTTCAGAAAATGAGGATACTTGCTGAGAATTTCTCCATAATCAACCATTGCAATTTCTCCTCAATCCTAAATGTGTTTAAATTGATCCGCTGCGCCGGCAAGAAGTGCCTGTGTATTATGAACCATATCATTTATGCACTCATCCATTTCTTTATACCACTTCCTTACCTCTTTTTCATTTGCACGGGCAGAAAGTTCTGCAAGGCATGCAGCATGTCCCATAACACTAGCGACTTCAGACCACTCACTATTCTCCTTAATGAGATTAAATAGTGAGTAACAATAGGGAGCAAATTCAGCGAATGTCTGATCGTCTTTAATCCTTATTGTCCTCGCATAAAGATTTCCTTTTTTCGCTTCTTGCCATTCAGGGATAGTAGGCTTTGAATTATCAAATATACATGGAACAAATACTTTTCCATTCTCTTTAATGTAGTCCTCTCCTTCCTTGGCATTTTTAAGCGCGTCACATAGCTCATTAAGATCTTTGGATGATTTATTTTTTTTCATTATTTCTAGCCATTTTAAAAGTAGTAAGACAGGGCACGAACCATTATACACAATCCGTGCCCTGAATAGACTATATTTTAACGAGTGTTATCTTTTTTCTCGATTGGCTTAGCTGGCAGATAGCGAGGAATAGCATTCCCTTCTGGCCAATGTTGAGCCACATAAAACGCGGCATCTTCTTGCATGCCATCTTGGAGAAGTACATTAAATATGTACGTTCTCGTAGCGGCAGAAGTGAGCGTTGTTGCTACTGTCGTAGTGGCAGTAGTAGTCGTTGTAGTTGTTGCCGTCGATGACTCTGAAGCAACAATAAAAGATGAACACAGTAATGATCCGCACAATAGAAAGTGCTTTTTCATTCCATTCTCCTTAATGGTATATCTATCGCCGCAATTCCCATACTATGGCAATTACAACAAATAAAAAAAGGCCTGGTAATACATATTGTGACATTGCTTCTGAAAAGATAGGCGGAACATGCTCCAGCACATCAATATCCATACGATGATTCCTTGTTATTATTTGCGGGCTCGCTTATTCTATTACCAAGATAACAGTTTTATCTTTTTAACACAATTAACCTTGTTATCATTATTTGACAGTAAGGACCGAGATGCAGGACAACCCTCACGGCGAGAACGCCGCCATCATCAAAAGGCTTCAAAAATACGTTTCAGAAACAGCAGACACGCTGGTCGACATATCGACTCATTGCCACATCTCTCGTGTAACCTTGGGCAGAATTATTGCAGGCTCCTGGAAAGGAAACAAAGTTACGAGCCTGAGAATGGATCATTTCCTCAAGGGGAAAGGTTACTGAGCCTTGTAGATGTGCATTGGCTTATTAGGATTGTACGTGATGTTGATCGTTCCATCTTCATTCAAAAGCTGCGTATAGCCGTCAGCATCCTGACATAATTTCAGAGTATTACCATCAGCAAACCGAATTACGACTCCTTCGGGAGGCAGAATATAGGGCTTCTTCACTTGCGGTTTTCTAGTCATGTGCTTTTGTTTTCTTCTTTTTGGGAACAGCGTTAGTAGAGGGCATAGGGGGCATTATAACATTAATAGTTTGCGCCTTCTTCTCGTCCTCAGAGCCAAGCAACTTCATCTCTTTTTCGTAGGTGTAATAATCTTCGTTGTAGTTCGCCATCAGCTTAAGCACAACACTCGCATTGATTTTATTCTCAAGCGCCAACTTCTCTCTACGCGCTCCTACTATAGTCTTCGCAGCCTTCACTGCTCGAGTTAATTTCTCAGAGCGCTTCGACCAATCACTCAATCGAGCAGGATCTATCTCCATCTCAGCAGCAAAAGAGTGTAATACAATCGAATCATCTCTACGTGCCCATTCCAGGAGCTTATCTGCCCACCAGCTCAATTCCTGATCACTCTTAGGACAGCAACTAAATCTCTCAAAGGGTGGAACTTCAAAATGCTTGCGTTCTTTATTCACATCATCCATTAGTCATTCCTTTTATAACAAGGGCTAGTCAGAATGCATCTCTGTAATAGTAAACTCAGTGCGAGGCTCATAGGCGTACACTTTCCGAGCTACAATAGAAGCTATAGTACAATCATTACCATAGATAATCTTCTCTGCAATGTCTTCTATAAATTTTATTAGGTTAGAAAGATCTGGCTTGAATATATGAGGCTGTCCTACCATTTTATCTCGCTTAAAGACAATAGTTTTGAGCCGATCAGGCTTACATCCCTTCAACGGAATCGATGGTATCGCAAAGAAAAAGGTGATATTGAGCTCAAGTGGGCCGTTATATACGGGCCTTTCTCCGTGTTGAGTAGCAATTTGAATGGCAGTCGATGCTTTGATTTGTTTCTGTGAATCCCACGGCCGCTGGCCGTGTGCGTAGCGAGCTCTTAAGAGCGGCACAGGATCTCCTGGAATGATGTACTTCAAGCGCGCTCCTTCCCTAGTATGGACATCCAATATGAAGGATCAAATATCGATCCGGTGGGTACGACTGTATTATCAGAAGTCTTCGGTTGATTCAATCGTGCTTCTCGTAGTATTGCTCGTTCTTGGGCCTCTTGTCTCATTTTATTTCGAAGATGTGTTAAGCGAGCTGTGGTTTCTTCGGGAGACTCAATATGCTTCGTTTCTCTTTTGGGTGTAGCACTGAGTATAGGGAGGTTAGTTGATTCGAAGACAGGAGTTTCTTGGGTAAAGCCTTTTACTAAGCAGAGTTGTTTGACGTAATCATAATCAGGCCGAATGGCACGATTAGCACATTCTTTACGGCATCGAGTCTCGAAATATGCCATCGGAGAAGTAATATTTTGTGGATACTTGATCGATTGGTTTACTAAATTCACAATCTTCTCGGGATAGGCAGATAGCTTGATTTGACCATATTCAGTGAGTCTCTTCCCCATGATCTGGGTAATCATATCCCCTCCTGGTTCTAAATCCCCTACCCTATACTGGGTTAAACCCCCTAACTTTTTCGTAGAAGGAGATAGTATAGATATAGAGTTAATAGATATAGAATATCTTTGCGTATAAACCGCCACTTTTCTCGCATACTCTGCTTTTTCTCTATCCACAAAAAGTGAGAAAATATAATCATTCATCGCAGCGATAATTTTCTGAGCAATAGAGCCAATCAGTCTGCGACATTTGGTTACGACGCTGGGATCACGAAAGATCGATGACACCGCACGTAGGCAGGTCATTTTAATACCACGATTCGTAGACTCGATGAGACCATCTTCAACGAACTTCTTCTTCGCGCGGAATGCATATGCTCTGCAGATACCTGCGCGATCAGCAAGCGATTGCATTGCCGCATAGTCAGCGGGAAAATAAAAAGCCTGCTCTAACAAGACCCGAAGAAATGATCGTTCAAATTCTTGCAAGTTTGCGATATATACGACTGGATCGTATTTGAGAGAGCTTTTCGAGAGATGTAGAGAAAAATTCATGTTGATTTCCTTAGAGGAGCTGATAAGCTTCTA